ATACCATAGGTGGTGGATTTCCTCTATGATCACCACTACCAAAAAACATTTTAGTAGCTGCTCTAAAAAAGTATATACATGCTAGTAAATATGCCCCTTCTGTTTCATTTTGAACAGTAAAATCTCCTGCTATGTTTATAGCTTGTACTTCACTATTTTCATACGCTTGTGCAGAATAATTACTATGTGTAAATTTCTGTACACCATATGAAGCAGTATGTACTACTGTTATATTAGGGGTATATGGAAAAATTACCCCACTCGTCGATTGTAATGGAGCCATCACTCCACTTGATGCACTATTATACAATAACCCTGATGCTACACTTATTTTAACACGCCAATCATTGGCATTATTTGATGATGTAATTTTAAGTGGGGGTGGTGAGCGAGTGCCACCACCACGAACTAACCCATTGCTAGATAATCTTTCTGCTACTAGATCGGCCTGATCTGGTATGCCGCGAGAACGCAAGGTTACAGGAGCGAACGGGTCTCCGCTGCCGTCAAGACTGGAATAATCGAGGCCCCCTCCACTTGCAAAATCTGTTGCAGATGTCCCTGCTGATTCGTCACTATCCCATGATCCATTTCCACTTCCTACTACAGTACCATCATACGTTATTGGCATATTTATATTCCTAGAAACATAGTTTCCTATATTATATTTATGAAGAACGAAATATGCTTAGTTTATAGCAAAAGGTTGACATTTGGTATCATTTTATGATACTATTGTAAATACTTCATCTAGGGAGATACAGTGAAACATAATTATCTAAACAATAAAGACATACTAAAAGAAATTCATAGAAGCAAATCTACTTACTGCTCCTTTATATCAAAAGACTTAGCCGACTATGATATTATTATCCATTCAATTAATAACATCACTCAAGAAACAGTTGATCAGGCTAGAATTAATAGGGCAGATCGGTTATCTAGGCTAGCACTTGATGCCGCAAATGCATTAGGTGAAAAAAGAAAATTAGAGGAATTTGCAATCGATCCAGATACTGTTCTATCCACTGATGTAGTAATACGATTGATGACTTGGGATCATGTCCCAATTGATGATATCAAAACTAAAAAAGCTGAGGCTGCTCAGGCTGAACTTGAAGAAAATGAACCAGTTCATACTGAATATGATGATGATGAAGTAGAAACAAAACTGTCTCCCTCAACTACTAGGTATGTAAAATGTAACTTCCCACCATTTCAACATTTTAAAGTTGATACCACTAATACTCCAATTTGTGTAGGCAAAAGCCATTGGACAGGTGATCTAGTCACCGGTAGTTGGAGTCGTGATCACGGTGCTATGACAAAAACATTAGCCATAATGTTCATGAAACTATGTGAACGATATGCCACTCGTAGTAATTGGCGCGGGTATACTTATAATGATGAAATGCGTAGTCAGGCCCTATTACAATTAAGCCAAATCGGATTGCAATTTGATGAGAGTAAATCAGCGAATCCTTTTGCATACTACACTGCTGCAGTGACCAATTCTTTCACTAGAGTGCTAAATATAGAGAAGCGTAATCAAAATTTGCGTGATGATATATTAGAAATGAACAACGTGAACCCATCTTATACGAGACAGGGTATGAGTTCAGGAATGCACTATGGTGACGGAGATCATGATTGACGAAATAGCTAGACTACAAAAACTAAAGCGTCTAACAATGGACTTGTTATTCAAGTCTGTTGTTTGGAATAAGCTTTCATTATACAAAAGTGAATACATAACTGATCCTCGTCAGATATTGTATCATGCTTCTATTGATTCATTGATTGTCCCTACTTGTTTTTGTGGGGGCTCATTAAAATGGCACCCTGACAAAAGAATGTATAGATCATTTTGTTCAACGAAATGCACTGCCATTGGAACTATAGAAAAATCTAGAGTTACTAATTTAGAAAAATATGGCAGTCACTATACACAAACCTCTGAATACAAAGATAAAGTAAAACAAACCTCTTTGAATAAATTTGGCGTTGACCATTATAGTAAAAGTAGTGAGTTTTCTCAACGAATAAAAGAAACCAATTTAGCTACTTATGGGGTTGAACATCCATCCCAAAATATAGAAATACAGAAAAAGATAGTAAAAAAGTTTATTGAAAACTACGGTGAAACTAATCCAATGTTAGTTCAATCTGTAAAAGATAAAATTGAAAAAACAAATATAGATCGGTATGGTTTCAAAAATGCTGCTCAAAATACACAGGTTCAACTAAAGACAGCAGATACTAATCGTAAGAAATATGGTGTAGGTAATGCCATGCAAAATAATACAATTTCTAATAAAGCCATCTTAACTAGAAAACAGAATTACTATAGTGAAGATGTATTAGCTAAATTATCCAATCCTACTTGGCTTTCTGAACAAAATGAAACAATGAGCATTGCAACTCTAGCTACTAAGTTAGAAGTAAGTTCAAGTAATCTATGTAAATATTTTCACAAGTATGGTATTGAAATTAAACAACATAGTACTACTGAACTAGAACAAAAAATGGTAGATTATTTTGTGGGCAAAGGTATAAAGGTTGAATTGAAAAATAGAACTCTTATATCCCCTAAAGAAATTGATCTGTACTTTCCAGATTTAAAACTAGGGATAGAAATAAATGGATTTTATTGGCATTCCGAAGAATTTCAAAAAAATAAGTTCTACCATTTGAATAAGTCCATTGCTGCAGAACAAGCAAATATAGAACTATGGCATTTCTGGGATTGGGAACTTATTGATCATTGGGATATAATTATTAGTAAAATTGAACATAAAGCCAATCTTAGTAAAAGACTATATGCTAGAAAATTAAACATTAAACTAGTTGATGCCAAAGAAAAATTATCGTTCCTACAAAGAAATCATATTCAACAGGATTGTGCCAGTTCAGTGAATATAGGACTATATGATAATGATCAATTAGTAATGATCGCTACTTTCGGAAAAAGTAGATTCGCTAAAAAAATGGATTGGGAATTACTGCGTCTCGCAGCAGAACAAAAAACTTCAATCGTAGGTGGTGCTTCTAAATTGTTATCCGAATTTGTTAATAATCATATGAAATCAGGAGAAAAGTTAGTGAGTTATTGTCACCGGAGATTTAGTACCGGAAATGTATATAAGAAATTACAATTTGAACTGTCACATACTACCAGTCCTGGATATTGCTACAGTAGGCGTGGGTTACCAGCCGGATCCAGGAATAAATGGCAAAAACATAAATTAGAAAAGTTGTTACCGGTGTTTGATAACACATTATCCGAATCTCAAAATATGCAAGAGAATGGTTATTGGAAAGTTTGGGATTGCGGACAATATGTTTTCACTTATACTAAGCCGTAGTAGTTTGCAATTCACATCGCAATATGCTATAATAGCTAGATGAGTAATTTATTCAAAAAATCACTAGTTATCACGGATATCCATTTCGGCCTAAAGTCAAACAGTATCTTACATAATGAAGACTGTTTGGCTTTTATCCGATGGGCTACTAAATTAGCAAAAGAACAAGGATGCGAATCCTGTATCTTCATGGGGGATTACCATAATAATCGGGCTACTGTAAATGTACAGACTCTTAGCTATTGTATGCAAGGACTTGAACATCTAAGTGAAAACTTTGACCAAGTATTCTTTATCCCTGGTAATCACGATCTGTTCTTTAGAGATAAACGAGATATTCATAGTTCGGCTTGGGCTAAACATCTTTCAAATGTAATTATCTGTAATGATTGGTTCAAATCAGGAGATGTTACCATTGTGCCGTGGTTAGTTGGTGATGACTTCAAACAAATACCAAAAGTGGATACTAAATACACATTCGGACACTTTGAACTACCACATTTTTATATGAATGCTATGGTTCGTATGCCTGAACATGCTGGTATTCAACGAGAAGACTTTGTTAATACTCAACATGTGTTTAGCGGTCACTTCCATAAACGACAATCTCACCAAAATATCACTTATATTGGAAACTGCTTTCCACATAACTATGCGGATGCAGGAGATGATGATAGAGGATGCATGATTTTAGAATGGGGTCAACCACCAGAATTCCATGCTTGGCCTGATCAACCAGTATATCGCGTATATAACCTAAGTGATGTACTTGAGAACACAGATAAGCTATTATTAGCTGGAATGCACGCCCGTGTAAACTTGGATATTGATATTTCATATGAAGAAGCATCTTTCATTAAAGATACCTTCATGGAAACATACAAATTGAGAGAAATTAAACTGATAGCTCACCAAAACAATTCACTAGATGGCAATATCTCACTAGGAAATATCACTTTCCAAAGTGTAGACCAGATTGTATCTGAAAACTTGACTTCAATTGCTAGTGAACATTATGACCCTAAGGTATTACTGGACATTTACCGAAATCTCTAATGCTAAAAATCAAATCAATAACTGCTAAAAATTTCCTGTCAATTGGTAATGTTACACAAAGCGTAAATTTAGATCGTACTGACTTAACCCTAATCCTCGGTGAAAACTTGGACTTGGGTGGAGATGACTCTGGTTCTAGAAACGGAGTAGGAAAAACAGCTATATTACATGCAGTAAGCTATGCTCTGTATGGCGCTGCTCTAACTAGTATCAAAAAAGACAATCTTATCAATCGTACTAACGGGAAGAATATGCTCGTTACGGTTGAATTTGAAAAAGACGGAATAGAATATCGCATTGAACGAGGACGTAAACCAAATGTCATGCGATTCTATGTGGGCAGTGTAGAACAACAAGTTACAGATGAAAGTCAAGGAGACAGTAGAGAAACGCAAACTGTAATTGAGCGTTTACTTTGTATGAGTCATACAATGTTCAAACATATTGTTGCTCTTAACACTTATACTGAACCTTTTCTAAGTCTAAAGGCCAATGAACAACGAGAAATCATTGAACAACTACTTGGTATCACGCTGTTAAGTGAAAAAGCCGATCTTTTAAAAGAGCGAGTTCGTAATAGCAAAGATTCTATCACTCAGGAAGAGTTTAGGATAAAAGCAACCAATGATGCGAACAAACGAATTGAGGAACAGATTACTGCACTCAAGCGCAGACAAACAATGTGGTTAACCAAGCATACTTCTGATTGTTCAGACTTAGTGGCCGCGTATGATCAATTGAATCAAATTGACATTGATGTAGAAATTGCTTCCCACAAGTCACTAGCTCTGTATAATCAAAAGAAAACAACAATCGATACCATTGTTGCTTCTTCCAAAAGGACAACAACTGATTTGGCTAAGGAAGAAAAGACCTCGGCTAAGTTGGCATTGGAAATTACTTCGTTGCAAGATCATAAGTGTTATGCTTGTGGTCAGGATATGCATGATCAAACACATGAAAGTGTGTTAGCTGCAAAAATCAAGCTACTAGATGAATCAAATTCTCAAATTGCAACCTACAAAGAACAAATTAGTGCATATGCTAGTGAAATTTTAAAATTAGGTGATATTGGTATTGCACCGACTGTATTCTATGATTCGGAGTCTGATGCAGTTGAACATAGATCAAGCTTAGCAAGTTTACAAACTCAATTGAATACAAAAAATGCAGAGATTGATCCGTATGCTGATCAAATTTCAGAAATGATTAGAACTGCCCTTGAAGTTGTTAGTTATGATACAATTAATTCATTGACTAGTATGAAGGATCATGAAGAGTTTTTATTGAAGTTATTAACTAACAAAGATAGTTTTATTCGTAAGAAGATTATTGATCAAAACTTGTCATATTTGAATCTACGACTAGGATATTATCTAGAAAAGATTGGATTGCCGCATCAAGTTGAATTCCAGAATGACCTAACTGTTAGTATTGAGGAATTAGGACGTGACCTTGACTTTTTTAATTTATCTCGCGGTGAAAGCAACCGTTTGATCTTGAGTTTAAGTTTAGCATTTAGGGATGTATGGGAAAGTTTGTACCAGAAGATCAATGTATTGTATATTGATGAGTTATTAGATTCCGGAATGGATTCTAGCGGTATGGAAAGTGCCTTAGCCATCTTAAAGAAAAGTAGTCGTGATGGTAAGAAAAGTGTGTGGCTAGTAAGTCACCGAGATGAATTAGTGGCCCGAGTAGAGAACATCCTTAGAGTAACCAAGTCTAATGGATTCACTACATATGGATCAGATGTAGAGATTTAACTGTTTATGCGGATGAACAATAAACCTAAAATAGTAAATGAAACCGATTGATTTAGCACCAATCACCCCGCATAAGCAGTTACTTTTTTTTAGCAGTGCTGTAGGAACGATAAGTACTTCACGATGAGAATTTATAAATGAGTGGATCAAAGAGTAAGAACAAAGGCAATTCGTGGGAACGCACTGTTGCCAAATTTCTATCTGATTTGTATTCCGCTCCGTTTATTAGAACTCCCCATAGTGGAGCATTCATTGGAGGCATGAACTCAATAAGAAAGCAATCATTGAGTGAAAGCCAAATCAAGAATTTCAAGGGAGATATTATCCCCCCTGAAACTTGGAAAAAGTTTAACTGTGAAGCAAAGTCGTATGCTGACTTTCCGTTTCATCAGTTATATCAAACAAATGTACCTATCCTAGAGAAATGGATTGAGCAAGTACTTGAAGTTGCTGATGAAGGCGATTTCAATGTAATTATCATGAAGTTCAACCGAAAAGGTAGTTATGTTGCAACACAATTGACACCAAGTCTAATCACAAACTCAAACTTCTTCACATATAAATCATTAAATCATGGAGTCTGGCTCATACAAGATTTTGAATCTTTTTGGACCGCCAACTCTGCCAATATAAAAACCCTTTGCGAATAAAATAGCCACCAAGGCACGATAACATAGCAGTTCTGTTTGATCGGAGTACTTCGATCCCCATTGAGGATATGTGAGATACCATATTCAGACTTGGGTACTGCACGATAGGTACCAACGTAAGGTACTAAATGATATAGGCTCTGTTAAAAACCACATCCTATGCACATGGCAAGTTAGCTGACTATAGCTTGTTAGATGTCCCGTCATACACGAATCTAGAGTAGGGAGTACAGGATGACCGCTTCCGCATGCTTTTGTAACAAGGCACAATCTCTTTTAGTCAGTGTGTAGAAAACACTCAGATGAAAACTGTTTTCCCTCAATTTGGCCTGCCCGGGCCGAATTGTGATCTACATCTAGATGAAGGGGTACTTAAAGAGCAGTCCTTAATAGACAGTAATTAAAATAGATATTCTTTTTACTGTCCTAGAGATTAGGGTTTGAAAGAAAATTGATGAGTGAGAGCAGAGCGAAGCGATGCGAAACGAATCAATAGACTAACGCAGTTAGTCTTTATGAATAAACTCACTGTTCTCCAATGAGTTATCCGGTGATACAAATGACATACTACGACTTAGAAAAATGGAAGTCCGGACTTCTTGGTTGCTTCCATATTTTCTTCTATTAGACTAGCAACTATTTCTCTTTCTGTGCTACTTAGTAGTATTGCATCAGTATATGATAATCCACCTCGCATATACCAACTAAATCGCAGGGCTTCTGCTTTAATGGCTCTTGATTGAGATTCATAATCATCTATCAATCCTGATATCTGATCATTACTCATTCTCAAGAGCCGCTGCCGAAAAAATTTGATTGGTCAAATTCAACTGAAAACTCATATAATTTTTTACAAGTATCGCATTCTGTTTCAATTGTTTTTGTTTTACTGAACTCCAGCATTTCTTGTAATCGTTTTTGTACACTATTAACTATTTGAGCATTACATTTATTATAGAATTCTGTGATATAAGTTACATCATTTATGATATTACCATCTGATTCTATATATTCAGTACTATCTACCAATATTTTAATATTGAGATCAACTATTTTTGTCATATGTTTACTGTACTGATTTACTCTTATCTCTTCAGGTACTTCAGTATTTGACAATGCGATAAGTATTTTTTGTTCTTCAAATTTAATTTGATTAGTTTTATTGACACTGAAATAAGCTTGTGGTTTTAGTTTAATGTATAGTGAATAACCGCCCTCAACTTTATCGTTGTAATCTGGTGTGTTAATATTATTTAAAACAACGCCCAAGTCTACAGCCACACTATTTTCTGCATCACAATTAGTACATTTGGTATCAACTCCCATACTATTGCCATAACTAGCAATTCTTATTGCTATTAGAGTTGCATCAACATCTATACTAGGCATTTGCCAAGCATTTATAATATTAGGGCAACAACTTTGTATAACATCAATCACTCCCTGTCCATTAAGTAAAGCATCTGGAGTTCGTAATGTAATTTCATCTCTAGAAGTCATTGGATAGACTGCTATTTCTCCGTTTACTGGTAATTCTAAACTATCTTCTGTCCAATATCGTCCTTTGCTTGGAAGTTGCAAGTAAATGGCAGGTTGTCTAAAATGTTTAGATAATGGGTTTAGTGTTGTAGATTGCATTGATTATTTCCTATAAATATAGTTGAGTGTATAATTATTTATTAGGCAAATAACATGGCAGCAGAAATAGATCCTTCCCAAACAGCAGCAATACTTTCCGAACTTATGACTAAATTCGGGATGTCACTTGAAGGTGCTAATAAAATACTTGATATTCTTTCAAGATCATCTCGTACTGCTGCTGTGAGTGTCACTAGTATAAAAGATAGCATGTCTAAGATGAAGATTCAAGTAGATAAAGGTACTAAATCTTATAAAGATTTAGGACCTGACATTGAAAACTATAAAAGACAAATAGAAAATTTGACAGATGCTACAGAGCGTGGTGCTGCAATGGAAAATCTAAATGCATTGAAGAAAGCCGCAATTCCTAAACTGTTATTGGATAGTACCCTTAAAGTAGGAGCAACATTACTTGCAGGATTTTATGATTACTATAAGAAACAAGTTATTATTGGTATCAAGGGATTAGCAGGAGAAGGGTCTGCTATCCAGTTAGCTGCAGACTTACAAATTGCCAAGATTGAAGCAGTTGCTAGTACTACTACAAATGTTATAGGGGCACTACAAGGATTAAGTGTCGGATTGATTGCTTTCGGCGGTCCGTTAGGAATCTTAGCTGGTGGACTTTTAGGTGTCGGTTCAACCATTGCACAATTTATTACGAAAGAAGTATCTGAGGCTGCAAAACTTAGAATTGAACTTCTATCTAAAGAGCTAGACAAATCATTTAAAAGCTTTCAGCAAGCTACTGCTGCTGGTGCATTGTTTGCCGGTGGTATGACTGAACTTCGTGAAGTTTCAGGTAGGGCAGGATTGAAACAAGAACAACTCACTGCTGTAATCGCTAATAGCTCGGAAGCATTAGCTCAATTTGGTGGCGACGTTACTTCAGGAGTAAAAAAATTAGGTGCAGTAGTGGGAGAGTTTGGTAAGGGTGCAAGAACTCAATTACTAAAATTAGGGATAAGTGTTGAAGATCAAACACAAGGTGTTGCCGATTATATGGCAATGTTGCAACAAACTGGATCACTTAAAGGAAAGACTGATGCAGAATTAGCTGCCGGATCAAAAGATTATATGGTTAACTTAAAAGCCATCAGTTCATTTACAGGTGAAGATGTAAAAAAAGCATCAGCAAGAGCAAAAGATGCTGCAATGCAAGGTGCAGTAGCTGCAAAGTTAGCAAAAATGGGTCCAGAAGCTACAACCAAGTTCCAAAATGCCATACGTAATTTAAGTCCAGAACTACAAAAAGCAGCAATGCAGATGTTTGTTACTGGTACTGCCACTGGTGAAGCTGCCGTCGCACTTGCACAAATGCCAGCAATGACAGAATTGTTAGGTAAATCATTATACGATGTTAGCGATTCAACAGTGACAACTGACGAAGCATTAAATAATTACCAAAATAATGTAAAAACACTAGGACCACTGTTAAAAGAACAAGGGGAAGCAGCCTCTGAGGCATTAGGACTTGTTGCATTGATGTTAGGAAAATTTGAAGCGGCAACTAAAATGACGGTTGACGGAATGATTTTAGGAAGGAAAGGATTAGAACAAGGTACTGGGACAACATTGGATAAGGCTAAGGGTCTAGCAAATACCCCAGATGAGTTACTTAACGGTGTAATAAGAGGAGTTTCGGAGTATCAAGATGCTCAAGTTGAGTATCAACAAATGATGACTAACGCAATAACTAAATTTGCAAATGATGTCCCTAATATATTAGAAGGAATGGTTGCCAAATTACGCAAATTAGGAATTTTAGATGATCCTGGCACAACTGGCAAAAATAAATCCGTCACTCAATTCGGTGAGACTGAAGGAGGGGCAGCATTTGGTAATCCCTATATTGGACGCCAAGGGGTAATACAAGGTAAAGGAAAAGCCGACGGTGGCATATCAGTGGGACCATTATCAGGTTACTTAGAAAAATTACATGGGACTGAAGCAGTTGTTCCACTACCTGATGGTAAAAACATACCAGTAGTTATGTCACAGAATAATTCATCTGACATAATGCAAGATTTATTATCTAAGCAACTTTCTTTGTTACAGGAAATGCTTAGCTCATTTAATGATAGCAAACAATTGCAGCAACAACTAGTACATAATAGCTATTAAAAATCAAATATAGTGCAGTACATTGAGGTTCATGCTAAATAAAGTATGAACGATAATACACAATTAATTAAAGATTGGTTGCAATCACATAAATCATCTACCTTACCAGCCTGGCTAAAGAAAAACAAAATGGTAAATGATTGGATTATAGATCAAACTAAAGATTATGCTGTTAAGAATATAATGGAAAGAGTATATCTTGTATTGCAAGATATAAAACAACCTATTTGTACAAATGGCAATCCTCGGCAGTTCAACACGCTCGACAAGGGTTATCGTATTGGATGTATCCAAGGAAATAAATGTAAATGTATCGGCGAAATACGAATGATAAACCAAAAGAAAACCATATTTGAAAAATATGGAGTTGAATCAGTAAATAGTATTCCGGGTACAATTGAAAAACGAAAGAAAACCAATTTACAAAAATTTGGAGTTGAATATCCTTCACAATCCCCACAAGTTCAGCAAAAGTTAAAAAATACACTGTCGTTGCATACACAAGAACAACGAGATGCTAGAAATATTCTATCAAAGAAAACTTTTATTGAAAAATATGGTGTTACTCATCATATGAAACTAGTAGAACAAAGAGAAAAAGTTGCTGCTACTAACCTAGAGCGATATCAATCAGTAACACCTATGCAAAATAGTGATATTGTTAATAAAATGAAAATTACTCTATCATCTAAAACTGAATTAGAAATAGAAAAAAGTAACGAAAAAAGAAGACTAACTATATCATCTAGATATGGTGTAAATACCGCAAGTCAAATTGCAGTTCCCCTTGAGATATTAGAAATTTTACAGAATAAAGATAAGTTCATAGCTGCTATAGCAGGAAGAACCAGGCAAGAAGCTACACAATTTTTAGGAATAGCAGATCATACTTTATATCTGTATGCTAAAGAATATGAAGTATCAGATTTATTTGTCAGACCGTTAACTAGTCAACTTGAAATTCAAATAACTGATTTTGTTAAGTCATTGGGAGTAACAGTTAGGACAAATGATCGTACTATAATTTCACCACTAGAATTAGATATTTTCATACCGGAATTATCAATTGCAATTGAATGTTGTGGACTTTATTGGCATAGTGAAAATTCAGCCAATAGAACTCGCAATTATCATTATACTAAATTTAAAAAGTGTCAAGAACAGAATATAAAACTCATTACTATATTTGATGACGAATGGATTAATGATCAAGACAAAGTTAAACAAAGATTAACTCATATTTTACAAACCCAAATTAACCGAATATATGCGAGACAATGTACTATGCATGAATGTAGTACAGTAGAGGCTGTTGAATTTGTAAATAAACATCATTTACAAAAATATGTACCATCTAAGATAAAGTATTCACTAAAATACAATGATGAAATAGTTGCAGTAATGACATTTGGTCTGGCAAGATATAATAGAAAATATCAATATGAAATATTAAGATTTTGTACCAGTAAGCATGTAGTAGGCGCCGCTAGTAAATTATTTAAACATTTTGTAAAGCAATTTAACCCGACTTCTGTTGTTAGTTATAGTGATAATAGATGGGGATCAGGATCAGTATATACTAAAATGGGATTCATGTATGATTCTTGTACTATTGGTTATTATTATACCGATTACAAACATAGATATGACAGATCACAATTTCAAAAACATAAATTGGTATTAGAAGGTGCGGATTCAACAATGAGTGAATGGCAAATAATGCAAAGTCGTGGGTATGATCGTGTTTGGGATTGCGGTCAAACTCTTTGGGTGTATCTACCAGATAACATATAAATATAGTTAATCAGAAAGATAAATTATGGCTAGTTGGAAAAAATATTTTAAAACCGCAAATGTAGCTGGACAGGCAAGTCCAATTGGTAGCGGAAATGCTAGTGCTTCTCCTGCATATAGAAATTATCAAAGTAATCTTCCTGAGGTGTATGTCGGTCACCCAAATAGAGTTGAACGATATAATCAATATGAGCAAATGGATATGGACAGTGAGATTAATGCTGCACTGGATATATTGGCAGAATTCAGCACCCAGCCTGATGAAACGACAGGGCTACCATTTAGAGCACATTTCAGAGATAAACCAACTGATAATGAAGTTGACATTATCAAAGAACAATTGCAACAATGGGTAACATTGAATGAGTTAAACAAAAGAGCATTCAAGATTATGCGGAATGCTATCAAGTATGGTGACCAAGTATTCATTCGTGACCCAGAAACATTCAAACTTATATGGGTTGAAATGAGTAAAGTTGTAAAAGTTATTGTTAATGAAGCTGAAGGCAAAACACCTGAACAGTATATTGTAAAAGATTTACAGCCTAATTTGCAAAATCTAACAATGACAGCAGTAACAACAAGTGATACATATGCCAATAATCCACAAGTTGGAGGTCCTTCAGGATCGTATGTACAATCAAATTCGCCATATACGGGTGGATCAAGATTTAGTCATGCTCAAAATGAAGCTGCAATTGGAGCAGAACATGTAGTGCATCTTAGTTTAACTGAGGGGCTAGATGTAATGTGGCCGTTTGGTAACTCAGTACTTGAAAACATATTCAAAGTATTCAAGCAAAAAGAATTAATTGAAGATGCAATCATTATCTATCGTGTACAGAGAGCGCCTGAACGCAGAGTATTTTATATTGATGTGGGCAATATGCCAAGTCATATGGCAATGGCATTTGTTGAACGAGTAAAGAATGAAATAAGTCAGCGCAGAATACCAACTCAATCGGGTGGTGGGTCAAATATGATGGATGCTACTTACAATCCACTTTCTACTAATGAAGATTTCTTCTTCCCACAGACAGCAGAAGGACGTGGCAGCAAAGTTGAATCACTTCCTGGTGCAAGTAATCTTGGTGAAATAACCGATTTGAGATTTTTCACCAATAAATTGTTTAGAGGTCTGCGTATTCCAAGTAGTTATTTACCTACTGGAGCAGATGATGGAACACAGTCAGTTAGTGATGGACGAGTTGGAACAGCATTGATTCAAGAGTGGAGATTCAACAAGTATTGTATTCGTTTACAAAATATGATTTGTGATGCATTAGATAGTGAATTCAAACTATTCATGCGTTGGAGAGGCATTAACATTGATAGTCAACTGTTCAGATTGCAGTTCAATGAGCCACAGAATTTTGCTGCATATCGCCAAGTTGAACTTGATACTGCCAGAATTGGTGCATTCACCCAGCTTGAAGGCTTTGCATATTTCTCCAAGAGATATTTAATGAAACGGTATCTTGGTATGGAAGAACAAGATATGGTTGAAAATGAACAAATGTGGACTGAAGAGCAGGGTGAAACAAAGGGTGAAGCAGGGGCAGAGACTGATGTTGGATTACGCAGTGTTGGTATAACTCCTGGTGGTATTGGTGGAGACCTAGATGCTGCTGCTGCGATGGAAACACCACCAGAAGAGGGTGGTGTTCCTGGAGGGGAGCCTGGTGGAGTAGGCGCAACTGGCGGTGGAATCGTACCAGCGGGTGGTGCCCCAGGTGGAGTTCCAGCCGGTCCATCTGGAATTTAATATCATTAGATAAATAACTATATGTTTATTACTGAACTTTTTAGTCCTACGCCAGATGGTTATCGTTCCGAAGAGGATGATAACTCTGTTATAAAAATGACAGATCAGCGCAAAAGTAGGTTAACTCTATCTCAAATTGGAAGATTAAGACAGATGAATGATCTTAGGAAATTTGAGCATCAAAAGAAGATTGGTACATTATCCACCCAATACAAGCCGGCAGCAGCAGCAGAACCGGGTATGTAGGCTAAAATAGCCTCAAAATCGCCTGTATGAGGCGATATATTCACATATAATGTAAATACTTTTAACTTACTACTTTAAGGAGCTACTATGAACAAATACGAACAGCTTATTGAGTTTATCATCAATGAGCAAGAAGACAAGGCACGTGAACTTTTCCATCAAATTGTTGTTGCCAAGAGCCGCGACATTTACGAAAACCTAATGGACGAGTCAGATTTTGACGAAGCTGTTCATGGTGAAGAAAATGAAGTTGATTCATTATCAGATGAAATTTCTGCTGATGAAAACGGTATGTCCGACGACGGCGAAGAAGTCGGCATGGATGACATGGACGGCGAAGAAGGCGAAATGGACGACATGGGTGACATGGACGGCGAAATGGGTGACATGGAAGGTGGAGAAGAAGAGGGTGGCATGGAAGAGCGTGTCATGGACCTAGAAACCGCATTAGATGACCTAAAGGCTGAATTTGAAAAGCTTATGTCAGGTGAAGAAGAAGAAGCAGAACATGACGACATGTTTGCTGCTGACGAAGAAGGTGAAGCAAGCGAATTTGGTTCTGAAGAGCCAGAGACAGAATCATTCATGCGTGAGTATGTTGAAAAAGTTGCTAAGCCATCAAACACTGAAGGTGCTGACAATAAGCAAAGCATTGTAGCTAAGCCAAATAGAATGGGTGGAACTTCTGCTAACATCGCTAAGGGTGGGGCTGAAGCAAATCCAACAAGTGCAACACAGCCTACCAATGCATATGCTAAGGGCAAGACACAAGTACCAGGTGCTGGTTCTTTTGAGAATGTTCCTGGAGCAAAGACAAAAGGTTACACTACTAAAGCTGGAGCTAAAAAAGCTGAAGGTTCTACCACTGATGGTAGCGTCCCAGTTAGCAAACGCAGCATTGAAGGTAGCTAATCCTTAGGGACTAATATGGCTTTTTATCTTAAAGAAAATCTTACTTTTGACCATGCCAAGATGGAAGTTCTCTTAGAGGACAACCGTGAAGGCACGGGTAAGAATCTTTTCATGAAGGGTATATTCATTGAGGGTGGAGTAAAAAACCAGAATCAACGAGTTTACCCAGTCAACGAAATCTCTAAAGCTGTTACCACTATCAATGAACAAATCAAAGGTGGCTATAGTGTTCTTGGTGAAGTAGATCATCCAGATGATCTTAAAATTAATTTGGACAGAGTTAGCCACATGATAGAACAAATGTGGATGGACGGCCCAGCAGGACACGGAAAATTAAAAATTCTACCCACACCCATGGGACAACTTGTAAAAACAATGTTGGAAAGTGGTGTTAAATTGGGTGTTTCAAGTCGCGGTAGCGGCAATGTAAATGAATCCACTGGGCATGTCAGTGAATTTGAAATTGTCACAGTTGATATTGTAGCACAACCATCAGCCCCACATGCTTACCCTCATGCAATATATGAGGGATTGATAAACATGAAAAATGGGCATAAAGTGTTAGATATCGCCCGTGACGCAAAAGACGATAAAAAAGTGCAGAAGTATCTGAAAGAAGCTGTAACAAGCTTAATCAGAGACTTAAAATTATAGGAGAACATAGCTATGTTTGATAGTATCAAACCATTGATAGACAGTGGCATCATTAACGAGGAAACTCGTACTGCGATCAGCGAAGCTTGGGAAGCCAAGTTAGTTGAGGCACGTACCGAAATTAGGAGTCAGCTTCGTGAAGAGATGGCAAGTCGGTATGAACATGACAAAAAAGTAATGATAGAAGCATTAGACAAGATGGTAACTGAAAGTCTAGCTGCTGAAATCCAAGAATTTGCTGGCGAAAAGCAAGCCGTATATGAAGACCGCGTGAAATTTAAAAATCATATGGTTGAAAGTGCAGGAAAGTTTAATAATTTCATGGTAGGTAAACTAGCAGAAGAAATTCGTGAACTACGCAGCGACCGTAAAATTCAAAAAGAAAATTATCAGCGTCTTGAAACATTTATTGTTAGAGCATTAGCTGGTGAGATTAAAGAGTTTGCTCAAGATAAGCAAGCAGTTGTTGAGACTAAGGTTCGTTTAGTTGCTGAAGCTAAACAAAAGCTTGGTGATCTACAAAAGCAGTTTATTACAAATAGCGCAAAGTTAGTTAAAGAAGCCGTAACTACTAAGTTAGGAACTGAATTAACCCAACTAAAAGAAGACATTCAACTTGCTCGCGAGAACTTGTTTGGGCGTCGTATATTTGAAGCATTTGCTGGTGAATTTTCAGTGACTCATCTCAATGAAAATCGTGAGCTACAAGCACTCAAGAAAACAATTAATCAACAAACTAAGCAACTTGAAGAATCTGTAAAGATTAATAAACAAGCTCAGCGTATAGTTGAATCAAAGAATCGCGAAATTCGCGTGATCAAAGAGAGCGTTGGCCGTAATGAAAAACTTACTGGTCTATTAGGCACTCTAAATCGGGAAAAGCAAGCTGTAATGAGCGAGCTACTTGAAAATGTGCAGACTGATAAATTAAAGTCTGCTTTTGACAAGTATCTACCAGCAGTTCTTACAAGTGGTGCTGTTAAATCAAAAGCAACAACCTTAACAGAATCACATGTAGCAATGACTGGTGACAAAACTGCTAATGCTGCGCAACAGAAAGATACTAATGTTATCGACCTGAAGCGTTTGGCAGGGTTAAAATAAAATAGTTAAACCTTAAAGGAATAAAAATGACTAATGTATTACTAGAAAGCCGTTGGGGCGAAACTAAAGAAGCCCTGTTAGAAGGACTACAAGGTTCACGCCGCACATCAATGTCCGTTATCTTAGAAAACACTCGTAAGCATCTAGCTGAAACTACCCTTGGCGCAACCCAAGCTAGCAACATCGCTACGCTAAATCGTGTTATTCTTCCAGTTATCCGTCGTGTTATGCCTACTGTTATCGCCAATGAAATCGTCGGCGTTCAGCCAATGACTGGCCCAGTAGCTCAAATTCACACATTGCGTGTCCGTTATGCAGATACAACAACTGACGGAACATGGAGCAGCCCAACTACTGCTGGTGACGAAGCACTAAGCCCATTCAAGATTGCTGTTGCTTATTCAGGTGACACCACAACTGGTCGTGCTTCAAGCACTGCTGGACTTGAAGGTCGTCCTGGTAACAAGATCAATGTTCAGATTCTAAAGCAAGTTGTTGAAGCCAAAACCCGCAAGCTATCAGCTCGTTGGACTTTTGAAGCTGCTCAAGACGCTCAAGCCATGCACGGCCTTGATGTTGAAGCAGAAATCATGGCTGCTCTAGCTCAAGAAATCACTGTTGAAATTGACCAAGAAGTTCTAGGTTCATTACGCGGTCTTGCTGCTCAAGAGTTCATCTATAACCAAGCTGCTGTTAGCGGAACCGCTACTTTCGTTGGTGATGAACACGCTGCTCTAGCTGTTCTTATCAATCGTAGTGCCAACCTAATCGCTCAGCGTACCCGTCGTGGCGCTGGTAACTGGGCTGTTGTTAGTCCTGCTGCACTAACCGTGCTTCAGTCAGCTACAACTAGCGCATTTGCTCGTACCACTGAAGGCACTTTCGAGGCTCCAACTAACACTAAGTTTGTCGGAACTCTAAATGGCGCAATGAAGATTTATGTTGACTCATATGCTAGCGATACACAAGCAGTTCTAGTCGGGTACAAGGGTTCTTCAGAAGCTGATGCTGCTGCGTTCTACTGTCCAT